CCTAAAATCCAACCTACTAACCCTGTAACTAAAGAACTGCCTAATATTGTTGATATTATCTCTGTATTAGTCATTCCTCATTAACTTTTATATAACTTGAATCAATCTCTTTACCCTCAAAAGGTAGGTACTTTTTAAACCTTTCAATAACTGGTAATAAATAAGTGCCTTTAATGCTCATTATCGGCTTTTCACTTGCATATATAGGCGAATTATACCCTTTAACTTTAGTTAAAATTTTATGGGCTTGTTGGTTTGCCTCGTTGTATTCTTTTATTTTTTTAAATTCCGATACTAACATTACAGATTTGAGTTTAAAATTAATTGCATATCAGCTTCTGCACTTGCTTTACTTACATATGCGCAATAAGAAACATATTTAACAAACCCAGTTCCATATATAGGATTTAAACGATATTGTACACCTATTGCAATATTATCGTTTGCCGATATTTGATTAAACCAATTACCCCCTACGTTGTCAAAGGAAAAAGACAATATCTCTACACCATCAATATAATGATAGTTGTCAATACCATCATTAACTATACTAACTAACTTCCACCCACTATATGTTGCTGTTGTTATTTGATTTGCTACCGCCCCAGACTTAACGATTTGAAATCTTGAGTTTTGCGATAAAGTGTCAATTCTATATCTGTCTGACGAATTACTTGTGCTGTCTGCTGTCGAAAATGATGTTAGATTTGAATTATCAAAATAAACTAATGCGTGTATAACCCCTATTGCATCTGCCCCTCTAAATGGGGATGATGTGTTATATATTAAAGCTTCAGCATTATTAAAGCCAAACCCATTTGATATTAATGTTGGTTTTTCAACAGCTGATGGATTTGTCATATCAAAACCACCTATACTCCCTGTGTCAACGGCAGTAACTGTTGTGCCAACATCAGTAGCATTTTGATAGTTCCATTCGTGTAAAGCAGAAGCAAGGCTAAAAGGAGGTGTTTCGGCATCTATTTCTTTTATCGAGTAAGGTGATATTGCTGTTTTATAAATCATTAATATATAATTATTCCACTTGTTTGAGTTTGATTTTTACAGTATAAAGGATAAGCAGTAGAATCATCCTTTCTAACATCTTTTATATAAAAATCTATTTCTTTCATATACCTTTCAGCCTTAGAATTATAATCATTTCTAATCAACCCAAAAGTTAAATCACTTGCTGGCTCACTTGTTGAGCTTATATTAACCATTACACCGCCTTTACTAACTTGACCTCTAATAGATGGTAAAGCCTCATAAACAACATAATAAGCTAAAGCTCTTTTTATATAAACCATTATGTTAGTATTTGCTACTGTTAATGTGCTTGCAGCAATTTGAGTTAATAACTCTTCGTAAAAATCATTACCTATAAATGGTCTAATATAATGCCTTTGAGCATCTAAAATACGACCATCCAAGTATGCTGTGTCTAAATTACTGTTGACTATTGCTTCCGTTTTCACTTCCGCCGCCGTCATCATTTCCTGTGTTAGGCTCATTTTTATCTTTTAAATAAATTCCTTCTTTTGTTTCGTCTGCTTCAAATCCTAAAATTTTTCTTTGCTCATTAAAAGTCAATACTAATTTAGGGTCTATATTATCCTCTATTCCTACTGGAGCTACATTTATTATGTCTAAATCATAATCAAAACCAGCTATTCTTATTAAGTTTTCATAAGCTCCTAATAATGGTTTTTGGTAGAAAGGTATAATAACACTTTTTAAAGCAATGTTGTATTCATTTCTTATTTGTTGATTGCTACCTAAAGCTCCAGCAGTTGAAATACCTGCCAAACTTGGAAACCATCTATGAGCTGATATAATATTCTTAGTTGCTAATTCTTGAAGCTCTGTAAATTGACCGTCCCTTGTAGTGTTAAATTCAGTTACTTGAGCTGCCTGTTCTAAGCTCTCAACCATTTGAATAAACATTTTACTATTGTTACCTTCCCCCGTAAAACCGTCCCTTATAGCTTCTACATATTCTTGCGGCGTCATTCCCTCTGGAGGGTTGCTACCAATAATACTCATTGCTATACTTGGAAAAAACCCATTCTTAAATAAGTCTAAATTAAATTGAGGGATTTTGTATTCAATGTCAGCCCATAATAAAGCATTTACCCCCTCTGGCAACCCATAATAATCATATTCTGGAGTTGTGTTTTTAATGTGGTAAATAAATCTTTTTTGCCTTGTATTAATATCCCCATTCCAAAGCTCAACTTCTTCAACTGGATAATCTGTTTTATTGTAGTATGGATTATTTTCAATATCTCTCCAATAAGCACTTATGAAAGCTGTATCATCATTTACTCTTACCTTTGAAGCATCTTGATAAAATAAACTTGTGTAAGTATCTGACTTTACAACCTCTATATAGTGGTTACCTGAATAAGCATAGTCATAAGCTCCTAAACCAAATAAGGTATGTAGTGTGTCGTTGTGTCTATTTACACTTCTAATGTAGTTTTTAAACTTAGTGTCTAAATCTTTTTTTGCTATTGGCTCATCATCTTTGAAAAATAAAAAGCCTTGCCCCCCTGTATAAGTGGCTTTAGATTGTAATATAGCTCCATGAGTAGGACTTCTTTTTGCCCTTAAAGCTAAATCATTAATATATGTGTTTTTTGAATCCTTAAAAAAAGGATACCATTTAGTTGTTTGTTCGTTTTTTGTTTGCTTTTCCTCTGTCGGTTTTGCGTCTTGTGTTGTTATTGCTAATATCTTCTTTTGCGGTACTTTCCGATGTCTTGGTTTCCTCGCTTGTTCTTTTTGCTTCTCCATAGTATATATGCTCGCAATTATCTTTAAATAGTTGTTTAAGTACTGATTGTTTTAAGTTGTCATTTAAAGGAAAACACCCCTTAGAATAACAATACAACTTTCCTACACTTGCCTTTTTTATTTTATACATATTTTTTATGTTATAAAGAGAGTGGAATTAACCACCCTCTAATATTATGAACCAAAGTTAACAATAGTGTTAGAGCCACCGTCATAAGCAACGATAGTACCAACATACTCTCTTATTAATTCTTTTGATTCGCCTTCCATTGTTAATGTATAAGCATTCTGACCCTGTAAACCAGTTTCTAAAGTTTGAGCAACTAAACACATTAAAGCTGCATCCTTTTTTAAAACTTCATCATAACCTACTACAAAAGCTTGGTTGTAAGTTCCTGTGCTATTATAAGTTTCTACTATTGCAATAACTTTACAGCTATCAACTAATTGTTGTAAAGCAAAAGCCTTAGTCTTATCTAACTTAGGTATTGTAGCCTCAACCGTGTTAGCATTCATTGTGCTTCCATTTTCGTTTGTTGGCTCACTAATTATTGACCCAGCTTTATCATCTATCTGAACCTCAAACCAAACATCAGAAGTAGCATCCATAGTTACGGACGTGTAATCATTAACTGAACCAGCCGTAAAAGTGTCAATGTTCTCTCTATTTGACACAAATATTCTCTTTATACCTCCATTACGGTTATTACTGTTACAGTCTACCAATACATCATTTTGTAATTCTGCCATTATATTTATTTTATTAAGTTAAGGGGACGAATTAACGCCCCCTATATTATGTTAGTAAAGCAATGAAGCTAACTCTGGATGTAAGATTTGAGCACCTTGTTTATATCTAATTCTTGTATAAACTTTCTCATCTTTCTTCTCATACCACATCTCAATTTGAGATTTAGGGTCGCTTACATTTGTAGCTAAGATTAAGTTTTTTGGAGTAGTCCAAACAGTTGTATTAGCTCCGAATGTTGCTGCGTGAGGGTTATCCGTATCAGCTAATTGAGTATCCCACCCCTTAACAACAATAACTTCATAACCTCTGAACATTATCTTAGTTTCATCTCCATCTCCATCAATCAATCTAAGTAAACCAGCAGAGCTTTGAGTGTCTTCATAAGTCTCTAAAAGGTTGTCATACATTGTTTGAGTAGTGTAGATTTTTTGGTCTGACTTTGGCAGCTCTCTTAAAGTTTTTGTACGATTAGCATACATACTTTTTAAGATTTTTAAAGCTCCATCAGTTTGTAAAACACCTAAACTTTCAGCTCCACTTATAGATGATGTAGCTGCATATTGTCCCATTGTTGCAGAGTTGTCATAGAAGTTCTGCATCCAACCATCAAATGGGTCGTAATCAGCACTTAAAGCACCACTTTTAGCCCACCATTTAAACGTGGAATATCAGAAGCTAAAGCATCCATAATCTTAGCTCTAATTGTTGTTTCAAGCCAAGTGCCTTGAATATCTCCTTTTTGAACACCTTGCTTTAAAGATTCTTCAAAAACTTCTCCTTCAAAAGCTGACCAACATTGCTCTAAGTCTGCCCCGATTCTTTCTGTTTGGATTTGTCTGTCTGTTAACTCAAAATCCCCTGTTGATGAAAATCCACATCCTTCCTTACCTTTTAATATTTTTGATAAATTTCCAGTAATATAAATGTTTTCCTTATCTACTACATTTGGCATTACTCGGTAAATTGAAAAAATATCTTGACCACCTTCTTGTGGTTTTAAAAATAAATCAGTAACGAATTTACCGTTATATGTTACTGAAAAACTTGTAGTTGCTGCATTTGCCATTTTCTTATGCGTTTAATTTATTAGCCAAAAAGTTAAATAAAGGCTTACCTTCTTCTTTAGCTTGTAGTTCTACATTTGGAGATTTTTCTTCTCCTTTAACTTCTGTTTTAGATGCTTTTAATTTGTCTAATTCAGCTTTTAATTCAGCAGCCTCATTTGCTTTCGCTTCAAGTTCTGCAATTTTAGCATCTTTTGCAGATATAGTACTATCAAACTCTGCTTTCAATGAATTAGCCATTTCAGAAACATCATCTTTTGAGATTGCTTCCTCTTTGTTCTCAACAACTTCTTCAACAACAACTTCTTCTTTAGGCTTAATTGCGTTAAGAATGTCATCTTTCAAAGTAGCTAAGAAACCTTTTGTTTCTTCGTTCATTTCTGATTGATTTTTATTATTATTTAATTTATTTACTTTTTCTAATAATGCTGCTTTCATTTCAGCATTTACACTATTCATTAACAACGCTTCACTTCTGTTAAATAATTTTTCAGGTTCTACTATTTCATCAACTAACTTATTCTCTTTAGCCTCTTTTGCTGTCATCCAATCCCCTTTATTCATTAAAGCTTTAATTGTGTTTTTATTCAGTCCTGTTTTTTTCTTGTAAACATTAATTATATTAGCATTTACTTTATCCATATCGTCGGCATACTTTCTTAAATCATCTGCTTCTCCTGTAACCCCTCCCCAAACATTGTGGATTAAAAACATAACATTATCAGCAATTCTAATCTCATCAGCAGCCATAGCTATTAAGGTCGCTGAACTTGCTGAATCTCCATAGATATTAGCTACAACTCTACCTTTATGAGATTTTAAGGAGTTATATATTGCAAAGGCGTCAGTAACAACACCGCCATAAGAGGCAATGTTTAACTTAATATCTCCGTCAACATCTTTTAATTGATTTGTAAAGTCTTGATGACTTATCCCCCAAAAGCCGATTTCATCGTTAATACTTAACTCTGTGTAATCTTCTTTTTTATTAAATATCATATTCATAAAATATTATATTACAAAATTATTAATATACAAAACTATATTTTGTACATAAATAGTACATTAAAATTATAGTTCGTAATCTTTTCTATTTGCTACTATTCTCCTAATAGAATCATGATGAGCTTTATATGTTATTCCTAACTCTACATATATAGCTGTGTTTGTCATTCCTTTTTTATACATAGTGTCAAAATCTTTTATTATGCAAGAGTTTTTTAACCAAGTCGCATTAAAGCCTAATTGAATTATTTTAACAAATGAACTAACCGTTTTTTTATCGGCATCTATGCCATATTTATTTAACAGCTCCTTTACTATTATTTGCTCCATTCATTAACTATATTAGTCCAAAAGTTTTTTATATTTCTTCTGCAATCACCACACTTAAAGAAGCTATCTATATGAAATAACTCATAGCCTTTAAGCTCATTGTAAGTGTCTATTAAAAGAGCTACTTTCTTTCTGTTGGGATTTATTTTTTTAATCTCATTTAAGGCGTCAATGTATGGTTGCTTATCTTTTATTTGTAATGCTTTATCTCTTACCATTTATTTTTAGGGCATTTACTATCTTTAAAGATTGATTTTAATAATATAGAACACTTACAAACTTTACATTGTGGTATTCTTTTAAATAAAGTGATACCGAATAATTTGAAGTTTCCTCTTTTGTAGGGACAAACTTGGCAGATACTTCTACGTTTTTCTTTTGTTTTTTCATCTATCATCATAATTAAAAAGTTGCTTCTGACTGTGTATTAAAAACCTCCGTAGCTACATCACTTGTGTTTGAGGCTACATTTATAACTTGTTTATTATTTATACCTTCTATAATAGTACTTGAAAACTCTTCTAAGTTTAATTGTCTTTGCAAAAATCCCTGTTGTGCAGATGATACACTCAAATTATTAGGTATCCCCCCATTTTGAAACTTCTTTATTTTACCACCTTTAGCAAAAGAAACACCACCTCCAGCTTCATTAATAGCACTCAGTAAAGGTCTAAACATTTGAGTACTCTTTTTATTTATTATTGCTTCCCCACCTTCTGCTTCAAAACCTAATTGACCATCTACTGAAAATGGAACACCACCGTTTGCGTGACTATTGCCATTTATCATTCCACCATCTTCTAATAGCATACCTCTTGCGGCTTTAGTGCTTAAAACACTTTTAGCTTGTGATGCTGCACCAAGAACGGCTGCGATTTGACTAGCGTAGAATATTGGAAAGGCAAACGCTGCTGCTGGTCCCGTTCCTGATGCTGATTTTTGAGCAATGTTTAATGCTTGAACAAAACCTATCGCTGTGTTTGCTGCTATATCTGCAAGAGCTAAAGCCTTAAATTCATCACTACCTTTTTTAGCGAGTCCAGCCAACCCAGAAAAAACACTAGCCGCTGTTCTTAGAAAGTCCATTCTAGCTGCTTTCTTCATCTCTTGTGCTGCTGCGTCTTCTTTTATTTCTGTATTTAAAGCCTCCTTAGTTATTCTAGCCTGCTCCGCTAAGAATGCCATCTTTTCATCTAGAGTCATTTCATTAAACTCTTTTTGCTTTTCTATTAACAACTCATTCTTTAAATCCTCACCCTCACCAATGGCTGTTAAGTCATCATCAGACAAACCTTTACTTTCTATGTTTTCTACATCTTCAGTCCTTTGCTCTGCTGCTTTCTTTTCTGCTGCTCTTAACTCTGCTTTCTTTCTTATTGCTTCTTTTTCTTTATCTGTAAGTTCTGTGCTTTCTTCTATTACTGTGTCTGCTGCTGCAATTTCTTCTTGACCCTCCTTAATGTCTTTACTTGCTCTTTTCCACCCATTAGCAAGTAGCTCAACCCCCTTTCTATATTTTTCTATTGTTATTTCGCCATTCCTTAATCTTTCGGACATTAAATCTAATAGAACAGAATTATTGTCTGTTGCTTTCGCTATCTGCTCATAAGACAAGCCTAATCCATCTAATGATTTAGTGGTATCAAAACCAGCTTTTTCTAAGGCTAACAATCCGCTAGTGGCAAATTTACCTTCGTTTATTTTAGTTAAAACCCCTAAAACATGGGAAAATTCCTGTGTAATACTCCTAGCAACCTGAGATAATACCCCTTCTCCGTCCTCTAAAGATAATATAAAGCCCTCCCAAGCAGATTGGGCTTTAGTAATATCTCCGCTTAAGTTATCAAGCATTGTGTCAGCCATTTGTTGTGCTGCCCCTTCTGCATCTATTAATTTAGCCTCTAATTCCCCAACACTAACACCAGTTTCTGCTAATATAACACCTGCTGTAGCTCCTCTTTTGCCAAATAAGTCCATTGCTACCGCATTCTTATCAGTAGCGTTATTTATTTGCAACATTGCCTCCTCAAAAGTTAACCCTTGTTTAGATAACTCTAAAAATATATTTCTTAATGCCGTACCCGCTGAACTTGCATCTAAACCTCTATCTGATAAAGTACCTAATAAGGCTGTTGTTCTTTCCAAACTTACCCCCGCTGTGTTTGCTGTTGCCCCCACTATTGGTAAGGCTGTTGCTAACTTTTGAAAGTCTAAGGCTGAACTACTTGCTGACTTTGCTAACACATCATTAACCCTTGCGGCTTCCGAACTATCTAAACCGTATTGTTTTAATACTGCTCCTGATAGTGCCGCTTGTTCCCCTAACTCACTACCTAATGCTGCTGCTGCATTAAGCGTGCTTTCAGTCATATTTTGTATATCTTCAACTGGAAATCCTAACTTTGCAAATTCAGTTTGAAGCTCTGTTACCTGACTTGCTGTAAATGCTGTACTTGCACCAAGTTCTTTTGCTTGGTCGCTCATTATCTTCATTTCATCATTAGTAGCACCTAATACAGCTTGAAGTTTACTATTTGCTTTTTCAAAATCTGTTATAATTCTAACAGCATCACCTACTAATTTTGTAACTCCAGCAATAGCAGCAGTAATACCAATCATAGAAGTAGCCCATTGACCCATTCCTTTTCTAACACCAGCTACAAAACCACTATTCTTTTTTAAAGCATCATTTTGCTTTAATATACCATTCTTTAAGTCATTTATTTTGTTTCTTGTTGCTTGGGCTTGAGTTCCTAACTCTCCTAATTCTTTTGCTTCTCTATCTGTTAAGGTAGTGCCTTCTCTTACTAATTTATTAAGTTCCCTCCTTCTTTGTCCTAATTTAACTAAGTTCTGTTCTAATTGGCTAAGCCTACCAGAATCTTGGACATCTATTTTTATTCCTACTACTTTATCTGCCATTACTAAACTATAATAAATTTATTGTTATTACTTTTTTTAATTGCCCTAACATCATATTGAGTTGATATTGTAACTCCAGCTGTGTCTTCGTCTATTGGGTATTTACTACCCATACCATCACTATCTCCTTCTATTTTTAAATTATTTGCTGATGTCATCTTTTTAATATTCCAAGTTTTACCTATATAAACATCCATTGGGAGTGTTATAGTAACATTTCCTCCAGAAGTATCTACTAAATATGTATCAACAATCTCATCGGCTGTTATGTCTGATGAAATATCTACTATTAGCCCTCCTGACAAACCAGTATTATCTATTATTTGAACACCGTTAAAAAATGTATTGCCATTTTCATCTACTCTTATTAGTGTTTTAGTGTCATTATCTCCACTTCCAGTTCCTAATTGAAATAAATCAGAGGAAACATCAGCATTAAAACGACCCATAACAACCTGATTTGAGCCTGTAACTCTTAAATTATTACCAAATACTATATTACTATCATCTGCTACTTGGTTATTATTGCCAGTATTTACGCTTCTTTGAGTGTTTGAAGAAGAGTTAATAACATCTACTTGAGAGCCCACTTGAAAATAGTTGTTACTTAATGTGTCGTTACCAGTTTCTGTTTGTATCCCTGATTTTGAATTTTTTGTTAATGCTTCAAAGTTTTTAGCTTGTATTATCTCAAATTGAGTTGTTATACTTCTTGATGTTGGCTTAAAGTTTATTACTTTTTCTACTCTCCAATACCCCTCTAACTCTGGGTATCTATTATCTATATAAATAACTTTTCTAAAGTCAAAACTTTGGTAATCAACTAAATCAAATTTAAAATACACTTTTGCTCTCTTACCTTCAACTATTTCATTAGCTGTAACAGAAAATAAAGATTTCCAAAGTCCATCGCCACCATCAACATCCTTAAAGCTTAATACACCATCTACACTTGCTAATGTAATTCCATCTTGAACTACTGGAAACGGTAAAGCATAAGGTATTGTTGTTCTTTTTGATGATTCAGAAGCAAATTGAAAGTCACAAGTTTGACCGCCTATTGTTTGCTGTGAATTATAATTAAAGTACAATAGTCTTGGGCTAAAATTAGTTGAAGCTGGGGGTAATGTTTCATCATTCCACATTCTTGCCGTATAAAATGGGAAGTTAGACCCTGAGTAAGTGTCTAATACTGTATAAGTAGCTCCTATAACCTTTGTTTCCAATTTAGAAACGCCCTCTTTAAATTTATCTGAATAAGCGTGAGCATAACTCATCCATTCATCATCTAACTCATCATTTCTTGCTTTTAAATAATCATCCTTGTCATCTTCCTTATATTTAAAGGTATGATTTCTTTTATAATAAGATGAATTGTAAGTTATCTCAAATTGTTTTGATGGGTCTAATCTATCAGTATGGTTTTCTGCTGTTGTCAGTGCATTGTAAAAGTCGTTTCTTGTTTCTGCATATACTGTTTTAGTTTTCCTGTCAACTCTAAAAACTATATTATGAACCTTTCCAATATCTCTAACAATGTCTAATAAACTAATTTTATCATCTGATACATCTTTCCAATTAAAAGTATCTCCTTCTTGAAAAAAGTTGTAAGGCTTAAATGTTATTGGTAAATTTTGATGTGATAAACTAAAGTAATAAGTTGTAGGTGTTACTGCGTTTTTTTTTACTACAAACATATATGTTAATTCTAAAACATCTCCAGCCTGCAAAGCAAACCAAGCTGTATTAAAGTTAGCTGTTGTTCTTACCTGCGTTCTTGTGCTACTTAATACTGTTGTAGTTGTTGTTGTGTTATTAGTGTAAGCAAATAAATAAATATTTTGCGAGCCTCTTGTAACTTTTACTCTATGGTCTATATAGTAACTATCCCAAGTGTCATTTGGATTGTATGTTATTGTATAGTCTAATAAACCTCCTACCGTATATTTATTATCATAAGGCACAACATACTGGTTAGAAGCAAAATTACCTGCAGCATCTTTTAAAGGGCTTGGAGTGTCATCGTAATCAGCTACCTTTATTTGTGAAGAAAAATCTACCCTACCACCTGTAAATGATGTACCTTGATAGTTTAGTAATTTATGTTCAAAAAATATTTGGTCTAAAGTTAGTGCCGTACCGTCTATTGTAAAAGTGTTGTCAAAATTAGTTACCGAACTATCCATTTTAACAACAGCTGTATTAGTTTCTACTCTGTCAAAATCTCTAAAGTTATTACCAAAAAAGGGAATTATTAAATTAGCTTTATCAGAAGCCTCAAAAAATGAGCTTGAAAAGTTATAGCCTATTGACTTAAAAGCTCCATTCAAATAATCAACAGCAAAATAATCAGGGAATAAATCAATAACATTAACAGCTCCAGTCTGAACTTTTGCACCTCTATTTATTAAAGCATATACTGGTAAATTAGAGCCTGCTGTATTGCTCCAACTACTAATAATTTCTGATTGCCCATAAGTAAAAGTGTTATCTAAATAAGGTATATCTTGAGTAGTTTTAGACTTTAACTTTAAAGCCCAATCCATATTATCCCCAAAGAAAGTAAAGCTGTAATCATTAGCACTTCTACCCTCTCTTTTTATTCTTGTTATCTTTAATCTCCCAGCATCAGAAAAAGTACCATTAATTATAATTCTGCAATCCTTCTCAGCATCAAAGTCTTTATAATTTTTGTGTTGGCTTAAGTATAAATGCTCTAACAAATCATCATTTTCCTTAGTGCTTGGAACTTTAAAAGGCAATGAAAAACTACCTCCATTTGTGTTAATATCAGTTAAATCAAAAATAGAATTAGACAATGATAAAGGAAAGTTCTCAACATCTCCAACATCCAATATTCCTTCTATATTATTGGCACTATCTAATATTTGTATTTGTACACTATCCAAGTTGGTTTATTCTTTGGTTAGATTCAACATAATTAACAGATATCTGATAAATACCTCTTTCACTATCTTCTATAGTAGATGAAACACTTAACACATTTATAGATATAACTTCTCCATCTTTCAAGATTCTAACATCTACGCTTTCATCTATTTCAGCAAGCCACTTAGTAACATCTTTATTATGTGTTTTAGTATAAATAGTGTATGACCTTGTATTAACTTTTTCAATATCTGTTAGACCTCTATCATCACTATTATAACTTAGGTTTAATTTCTTTTTTAAAGATGTAGTTTTAGTTTTGGTTTTTTGCCTTTTTCTACCTCCAAATAAATAAGTGTCAAACTCTCCCCAATGATTTTGCCAAAATAAAGTAGTAGCATTATCACATGAATCAACTATATTATATATTAATGTTTTGGTTTTTGCTGAAGCAAAAGCATCATACAAAGTAATCTTAAATGACTTCGCACTCGAAGTATAGTCGCTTAAATCACATCCAAAAGTTGCACGTTTATTTGTGGGCGTAATAAATGATGAATTGCTATTTGATAGCGCTGTGCCAGTTCCATCTCTACCGCTATAAAGTATTAAGTTAGCTCTTAATGATGTTTCATTTGTTAGTACGCCTATTCTAAATTTCCCTCTTGGGGTTTCTGAGTATTGAGGTCTATTAGTTAGAAAGTTAGATGTAGATGATGAAGCTATATAGTCAGATAAATCTTGTTGGTGTTGATTAACACCGTTAAAAGTGTATATTGTTGAGTTTTGAGCATAATTAGTGCCTGAGCCTCCTTCTGTCCAAGATGTATCAAATGTAGAGCCGTTATCTAAAACCTCAAAAACTCTTAAATAACAATTATTAGCTGAATCTAACCCGTTAAAACCTTGTAAAGATGAAGTAATATCCACAAAATCAGATGTTACATATTTCTTTAATATATCCCCTACTTCAAATCTAAATTGGTCTGTTTCTCCTAATAGTGGGTCTTTATCTATTGTTGTAACTAAAGAACCATTAACATATACATCTGCAATCATTCTTGCTATTGTTCCTAAATCACTTGAACAATCAAAGTAAGTAGGTCTGTATGGTGTGCTTATTGTATCTGGTGTATTATATATTGTTACGCTCATATTCTTATAAATTCGTTATCTATTTGAATACCTATTTGCTTTTCGTATAAATCCCCAACCATTGAAGTAATTACATTGTCTACTCTGTCTAAGGTTTCATCAATGAACTCAGTTCGCTTTCCTTTTGCTCTACTATTCCTTGTCGGAATACCCTCTTTTTTTATTGTTTTTTGGATTGCAAATGCAATACCCAAAGCTTTTTTATTATTAGTTTCAATTCCTTTTTGTTTTATCCATTCTAATAGTGCTTGAATTGGTACTTTCTTTTTCCCCGGTTTACGTCCAGTATTAACAAATAATCCGTAATCATTCATTAATATTTCTAAGGTAAAGCCAATACTTCTAAGGTTTAGTGTATAATCAAGACTACTAATTAAATCCCCAGTTGCTCGGTGCTGTTGTTTAATTAGCTCCTTTCCTAACTCATTTATAATTAGCTGTCCTAAAACTTCTATATCAGAGTTTGTTATCAACCCCTAACACCATTAACACTACCACTCGATAAAACTATTTTTGTAATGTGTTCTCTTCTTGGCGTAATCATATATCCCTTAGTTAGTGTTTTGCCTGTTAAGTTGTGTTCACTCATAACGTCAACATCTCCAGTTTCCTCAAGTTCTGTTACTACTGTGTCTTCTTGGACTATATATAAATAAGCTGGCTCTGTTGAGCTGTTATCTACTAAAAAAGTTCCATTTTCTGCTACTAATTTGCTACTATCATTCATATTTATTAATAATTAAAAGTTCCTGTTGTGCAATCTTCTCTTTTTACAATAAAGTCAACACTATAATTTAATTGAATTACCCTATCGTTGTTTTGCTCATCTATTGCGTTGAAATTAATATCGCCAACAATAAAGCCTTTAGAACCGTTATCTGTTCTTGTTTTTAGCTCTGCAAAATATTTATCTGCTATTGTTAAAAGAGTATCTTGTTTTTCTTGTAGTGTTACGCTTGTTTTTTCAAATTCGTCAAACGTATCCATAAAATAAAATTGACAAGTGTATGTTTGTTCTCTTGGTAGTTGCTCCCTTGTATAAGAATTATTTATTACATTGAAATTCTTATCTATAAGCATGAAAGGATAATCTTTGTCGTTATCCTCCCAATTTATAGCTGATAATTCTTCGTAAGTGTCAGAAGAAATATCAACAAAAGCAGTTGATACTGTTAAACATTCATCAATAACGTCTTTTATTCTTGCCATTTATTACGTATAAATGCAAAGTTACACAACAAAGCTTTGTAATTTGTTATATTGAAAAAATAAAATTTTGTAACATGATAATAAAAAAACCACCCCATAGGGAGTGGCTTCTTAAAACCTAAAAAACTAAAATGAAATTACAAATATAATAAAATTTATTTAATAAATATCTCTTTCCAAATATCTAATTGCTTTAAATAATGCTCTTTTTGATATAATCTATCTTTATTATTATCTATTCTAAACCCCTCTTTTTTTCTATTAACAAAATCATAAGTAAAATCTCTTAGTAATATATCTTTTATTAATCTTTTTCCAACATCTTCCGTTTTACTTAATTCTCTATCTAAAAAAGGATAACGACCTTCCACCTGCCAATACAATCCTATCTTTTCATTTTCTCTTAAATGATGATTAATTAAAAAGTGTATATCTTGTTTTTTCTTTTCATCATTGGTTAGTGCTGCAATCTTTTTAAATAAACCTCTTGGGTATGCAGTAGTATTATAATAGTCATAGCCCCCAAACAACTCATCAGCACCCAACCCACTTAAAGAAACCCTCCCGCCTAACTTATGTATTTGTTTGTATAAATAATAATTAACAGAAGGAGAATAAAAAGGCTCTTCTAATATTTCTACCATTTTATACAAATCACTTTCTTTATATTTTGGCTCAAACACATTTAGCTTAATACCGTATGTTTCAGCAACTTTATCAGCATACTTATTGCCATACATTGTTATATATTTAACATCTTTTTCAAGTCCTAAATCATATAATGCTTTAACTATTAATGTTGAATCTAAACCACCGCTAACTGGAACAACTATATTTTTAGTCATTCTCTTTAGTATAGCGTTTAAGAATAAACTATAAAACTCGCTGCTTGGCAACATTTCCATAACCTCTAAGTTGTGATTTGTTAAATTCAATTCTTGGTAAGCTTCTTAAATTAGATGATATAAACTTGTTGCCGTCTATCTCATCATAATAAAGAGTGTGTATGTTAAACTCATCAATATAATAATGCAAGTTGTGAGTTTGTTTGTTGTATATTATTATTGCATATTGACCATCTAAATCATCTATTCTACCATCTTTGAAAGCGTTTATTATTGCTTCCCATTCGTTAGAACCAAAATCTTTATAATTATATATTTCTCCATTAAACAACAATGTATATATATCTTGTTGATATGGCAACTCAACATTACATTTAGTTATTTCTAACCTTGTTTGAATGAGTTGAGCAAAATCGTCTTCATAAATCCCTTGAGCATCCCGTCCACGCTCTATCAAAGCCTTCGGTATTTCTTTATAACGGTAGTTACCTAATGTCGCTAAAATTCCACACATTAATATTTATATTTAATGATTTTTAATACACATTTCTAATATTTCTTCTTTTGCTTTTTTTGGGTATCTCTTTTGTAGTCCTATTAAATTCCAACCTACACACTTTGCAGGTACTCCAACCCATTTTTCAAAGTTTGGTATATCTTTTGTAATTACTGCCCCCATTCCAATCATTACACTCTCCCCTATTGTTTTTCTTTGATGAATAGAGCAATTAATTCCAAGTACTGAATAACAACCTATATTAACACAACCACCTAAAGTTACCATAGGAGCAATAGTAACATTATCCCCTAATATACAATCGTGTGCTATATGTGTTTTATCCATTATAAAACAGTCATTTCCTATTTGTGTAAAATCAAACCTTTGAGGACTTTGTATTGATGTAAATTCTCTTATCAAATTGTTGTTGCCTATTACTACCTTACCTTTTATATTATCATCTCCCTTAACTTCTCCAGCCAACCCAATAGTAACGTAAGGATAAATATGGTTGTTATCTCCAATAACTACATTATCTTTAATAATCACACCCTCTTCTATTGTATTGTTCTCACCTATAATAGCGTTAGGAGAAACAAAAGCAAACGGGCTTATATTATTTGACATAACTATATAATTTATTAAACTCAAACTTAGGTAGATATTTAGAAATAACTTCTAATGGTATAAAGTTGCTGTTTTGCCATCTTTGAAACCTTGTCATATTAGTAGTGCTCTTAATATCTAATAACATACAATCGTTATCTTTTAACCATATTGCTTTTTCTGTGTAATCTATTTGTTTCATTTTTTCATCCATTGCACTATCCAACATTCCACTTAACTTAACATCATACCACATTTTCCAATTTAACTTATCTAATAAATTTTTAGACAGTAAACGACCAGCTCCTAATGGGTCGCCTTTTCTATTGTCATTATAACCCCCCCAATATAAAGCTAACTTAGTTGTTGTATCAAAGAAATAACCGTCCATTAAATAAGTGTAGTCAGTTCCTTTTTCTGCTTCATCTAAATACAAATCAAATAGCTTATTGCAAATAATATCATCAGAGCCAACCAATAAACAATAATCATATCCTTTCTCTTTAGCTAATAACGATGCTGCATTCATTTTACGCCCTAATGGCTTGTTATCTATTTCTACATAGTGAATCCATTTTTCTTTACATCTGTTTTGAGATTTTATACCCTCACTACCAGCAGCACATACTTCTACTTCAACATCTACATATTGATTACGCAAACGTCTAACCCCTTGTTTAAACATATCCCATACTTCAGGGCGTTGCCATATTGCAGTTACTATTCCTATTTTCATTTGTGGTTATGTAATTTAAAATCTTTATAAAGTAAGTTACTACTTAATTCTTTATGGTTAATAGGTATTTTACTAAGCACATAATTAAAGCTTAATTGGTCGCGTTTACTTCCTTTTAATATCTCACTCCACCAACAGTTCATAAAAGTACGAATTAAATTATTATCTTTCCTAAATGTTACCCCTGTTTGTATCATTCCATTATTAACTGGATAACCCTCCTCTAAATACCTATACATTTGTTTGGCTATAACTTTTGGATTGTCTTTATCTAATAATATACACGCTTGAGCTTCTTTATAAATACAGTTTCTGCTTGGGTGTTCCAAACTAATAAAATCAAACTCATCATTAATGTATTTATTTAAGTCTGTGTTAATCTGTATTTGGCCACCAACTATACAGGCTATGTCAAAATCAATTAATCTATGTACTTGAGTTAATACATAACCACTTTTTTGCTTATTAGTTAAGCTATAATCTTTAAATATCTTTGTTTTCCAATTTTTAGACTTCCTATGTCTGTCAGATATACAAACATATTTCCAACCCTCACTCACAAGAGTTGGCTCTTTCAACTCGTCATAATCTCCAAATATAGGTACTACGCAAACTTTTTTCATATAACATTTATTAAAGTGGCGTTTACACTTGGACAACTTGCTAATAACTCATAATCTAACATAAGCTTAACCTTATTCTTAATATTACCAAATAGCAATATAGGGTAATCTTCTCTGTCAATCTTATCTAAGTAGTTACTTATTTTAGTTCTAATATTACCACCTTTAGCATCTATGAAATCAAAAGGGGTTATTTTTTCATCACTTATTAAAACTACTTTCCTTTCTTTTAAGTAGTCTAAATCCATTAACTTTAATTCATCTACACAAACAAACCTAACATTGTATTTTATTTTTTGATTGTAATTCATTTTCTATTTAGTCTTTCTAAAGCTCTTCTTTGCCTCCTTGACATAACGCCCTTAGCTTTATTAATTTGTTGTCTTGTTTCATTATTAATATTTCTATGTTCGGGAATATAGTCAGTATCTAAATAGTTGCTAAAGTTAGATAGTTTAACATCATGATGAAAGAAACTATCAGGAAAAGGAGTTGTTGTTTCTATCTTATTGTCAAGCACAATCGTTCTAAATGCTATCTTTTCTAATACTTTCCTTCTTATTAATGTTGCTCCGTACCCCGTATGAGACAATGTTTTACCGTTCAAAGTGTCAACATTCAACACCTTAACACCCGTATTAACAAGCTCCTTGCTTTCTTCTGGTGTTATCATTCTTGGAGTCTTTTTAGTATCTGTTGATTGTACACATAAACTCAAATCATTAAACCTTTCTAAGTTCATCCAGTAGGTAAAGTTAGCAACATCACAATCTAAAGATAGCAACCTATCTATACTATCTTCTTCAATAAAAACATCGCTTTCTAATACCATTAAATGAGTGTAGTCATTATTTAAAAAGTATTGCCTCAATATGTTCATACAATCTCTTGTAACGTATGCAAGTGGATTGCCTTTTAATCTTTTTATCTCTTTATAGTCTGCTAATGGTTGAGTATAATGAACTGTTTTAAAGTCATACCTCCTATGTATAGGCTGTGTATTCTCAACTATTAGTACATCATGCCCTTTAGCCTCTAATCTCTTTAATTGAGCCTTAAAATCATTCCAACAATAATCTTTAACCTTGTTTGTTACTACTCCTATTAATACCTTATTCATTAATTAATTTTATTCTTTTTCTTTGGTTTACTTTCTTCTAACTCTAAAGCTTTTATGTCTAGCCTAACTAAAACATTGTGCAAATTTTCCCTACCAACACTTTCATACGGAGTATAACCTTCTTTATTAAATACACCACTCTCAGCCACATTATGCCTAATTGGTATCCAATGGTATTTAGATAGTCTATTCTCTTCTTTTGAAGTTCCTGAAAATATTCCTCTGTATTTTTTAATGATTTTACTTTGGACTGCAAAAAAAAAAACAAGCAATTCCAAACAACATCCATTGTAACACTCTCAAGCTCTTTAGCTCTTTCTCTTACTGTTTCACTATCATACCCCTCAATAACATCATTTCTAAATAGTCTTTTTTTCTTTGGTCTATACATTACAGCAAGCAATAATATTAAATACTCCTCATTACCTGCTCCAAGCTCATTATAACACTTAGTTACAAAATTAGCCTCTGTATATTCCGAGAATGAAGCATTTTTTAATTCTGCTTGGTTTACATCTAACTTATCAATAAAATAATACTTACCTATTTTTTCAACTGGTTTAGGCTCATCAATAGTAGGATAGACAAATAAAAAGCTCATAGAATAAAATAAATCTTCTACACTAATTTCATTAGCTTTAGTATAACGCCTTACTTTTAATAAAGTCTTTTTAGGGATATTAGTAATATAATTAACACAATCAATAAAGTAATTCAACATTAACTCCTCGTTGTCTGATGTTATACCATCATTTAAAAGTATTTCTGTTTTACTTTTATTGTGTTCTGAATGAATGAACTTTTGAAACTTTAAGAAATCTTTGTATTTAACATCACTCCATTGAGTTGGAGATTTATATTTCTTACCTTCAATTATTAAGTTTAACATATAAAATATTGTTATATTGCAATATTACAAAATAATATTTCACTAAACAACAAAAGCGTTTATATTTTTAGCTCTTGTAGTATATTTATCTATTGCCATTACAAGCGTATCAACTTGGTCATCGTGATTACCGTTAGGGAATGATGCACATTCATCTAAAAAAGAGCTAATATACATGCCGTCTAACAAGAATACTCTTTTAGATTCTACAATAGCACTAACGGAACTAACCCTACTAACCTTATCTTGTGTAGGCGGCTTATCTTCAATCACATTTAGCCCTGTTTCTCTTCTTAGTTGCTGCACAATAGACTTACCACTTGCTTTAGGTTCTATAAATACCCTACTTCTATTGCTATATCCATTTGATGCTGTAAATGATTGTATTTTTTTAATAAGTTCTGGAAATTCCAACCTAACAGCTTCTATCTTTTTTATGTAAATATTATTGTTATGATATGTAGCACACATTAAAGCAGTAGCATCGTTATAGGTTTTGTCGGTGTATGCTGTATCTAAAAAGAAATCCCAATATAAATTAATTGGCTTATCATTACTATCTTTAGGCAGCTCATTAATAACAGTAAACCAATCTCTTTTTAATATACCTCCGTCTGCTGGGGCTGGTAATTGCATATATTGACCTGAATACCCATAACTACCCAAACCTATCTTAAAGCTCTCTAAGACATTAAAACTTAATCTTTGAGGAAATAGTAGTTCATCAATATAAAAGCTTTTTAAATCACTTGGAATTACGTTTTCTGACAATTCAGCAGGTAAGCTTATGTGTTCCCAATTATCTTTATCATTTTCTAATATGTTTCCAGTTAGGTCGTTCTCGTGGAGTCTTTGCATAATTACAATAAATACACCCTTATCTGGATTGTTTAACCTACTTCTTAAAGTTTCATTAAAAAATCTATTAGCGTTATCTCTTTCTTTGTCACTTCTTGCTTCTTGTGGGTTTTGAGGGTCGTCTATTATTATTATATCTCCTCCCATACCTGTAACTGTACCGCCAGTAGATGTCGAGTATCTTAAACCACCATTAGGTGTGCTAAACTTTGTTTTTTGCTTTTGGTCTATTGATAGCTCTACATTTGGAAAGTGCTTTTTATACCAATCTGAAAGAATTAACCGCCTTGCTTGTACTGATAAGCCAGTAGATAGTGAAGCTGAATAAGATGAGCTTATAATTTGTAGGCTATCTTTTAAAGCCCAAACCCATGCACTAAGAAAAACATTAACTAATTCACTTTTTAAAGTTCTTGGAGGTACGTTTATTAATAAATGTCTTTGCCTTTCTTCTCCCTTAATTACTCTTAATGCTACTTCTTGAAGTTTATCACATAAATATTTTATGTGCCAATTTTCAACCATTGGCTGACCATTATGTAAAACATTAAAAGCATCTAAAGAAAACTCATAAAATGAACGTCTATAAATCTCAGCTTGAAGTTTCTCCCTCGTCAATCCCTTTAAGAAGTCCTTTGATAGTTTGTTCATCTAATTTGTTTAAGTCTATATTTAAAGGCTGCTCTTCATCTCCTACTATTTCTGTTCTTTGAAGTTTAGGGACGCTATATTCAATTAAAACAGTCCAAGCATCAATAAATTGTTTGCCTTTTAAACTCATTAACTCTTTTAAGAACTTATTTTGATTGTCTGCTAATATAGACTGCAAAAACTCCCTTATTTGTTTATTTTTTTTATTAAAAGAGCCTTTTGGTCTACCAGCTCCTTCTCTTTTTCCTCCTCTTTGTTCAGTCATTCTGATTTTTTTGAATATATATCAAATGCAAAAGTAATAAATTTTATTTAAATCGTTATATTATCTTTTTAACATTTACCTTTTTACCTCTTTTGTAAGTTTCTATAATATTTTTATTTTATAATTTTTATCTCATCTCCATAGCTTACAGCAACTTTAAAACCTCTTTTTTTTAATTCCTCTAATCTGTATTTTTGTATTTCAGACAGCCTACCTTTAGGCATTTTACACTCAATAAAATAAATTTCCTTGTTTTTCAATGCCAATAGGTCGGGGATTCCGTTTTTGTTTGTTTTTATTAGCTTTATCACGTAGTAACCCTCTTTCTCCAGTTTTTGAGTTATTTTTTTTTGGTACTGTTGCTCTTTCATAATATTGTTTAGTGTAATTCTTTTTATTGCTAACTGCTTTATAAACATATTTTTCAATTCCGCAATCACTAAATAACCAATATACATCTGATTGCTTTCTCTCTTTTGTAGTCATTCTATCTCTAAATTGAAAATAAGTAGTTGCTGAAAAGTCTATATTTAAAGCTATTATCATATCAGCTTTATCTAATTTTATTCCCTCTCTACCACTAACAAACTGCAAAGCTATATGTTTATCTGAATTATTAAACTCATTAATATCAGTAGTAATATCTAAGTGTTTTTTAATCAAATCTAATTCAGCTTTAAATTTATAAAAAATTGCCAACTTATAATCATTAAAATTTTCTTTTATAAATATAGCTTTACTTTCATCAATTATAATACTTTCTCCACTCTCCTCCAAAATACAAGTACCACTACTTAACTGATGTATTTTCTGCATTTCCTTAACCATTGTGTCGGCTAATATAACATCATTTTTACCTTTATATATTTTGTCTTTTTTTATT